TGATTGTTTATTCTGATGTAACAGTAGAGTTGTTACCGCAGATGTCGCCAATGGAAGCGACAAAAGAAGAAGAAGAAGAAGAATACCCAAATTTTAACGCCGACGTGTTTGTGGGTAGATGTATACCCAAGTAGACAAGTCCACTTCTTTACAAACGGTTTTCTTGACACCTCACGGTCTCAGTGCCAAGTCACAAAGATTTGATTTTTTCTTTTTAAATTCTTCAGATATCGAGTAGAGGATGATCATCATCTCTGGAAGAGGTTTCACAAGGTAAAATTAATTACCGAGCTGCCTTCAAAACAAATTTTATTAAGGCATAATGATCGAGATTTTTTAGGGATTAAATTTCCATTGACTAGATTACATCTAGAACATTTTTTGGCTATGCTAAACTAGCAACCGGGCCATAAAATTATTAAGATTTGCAGGAAGTTCTACCTATCGAACCGCCAAAATTCACCTTAACAACTTTTTAGCTCAATTAAATCTAGCTTGTGGATAGCAGAAGTAATAAAGTAGAAAACGAAACACCCAATACATGATTACACTAAACTTAATTATTGTAACCTTAATGATGCTCCGCCATATTATCATAGCCACGAACTTTCTTTTTATATAGCTAAGAAACTTCTCGTTCTGGCTAATCAACCAACCTTTTATAGCGATGTTCCAAGATTTATTAGATTAGTTTAGAAACTTTTTCTGTCTTGAAACCTTCATAAATAGCTTTAGCATGAAGATAAGGATGGCGAAGAATTTATTAATTGGCTCGACTATAATACTGCTTGGTAGTTAAAGTCTTAAAAACATTGCGTGTTAAGCCAAAAGTCTCGAGATTTGTGCCGAATGCCCATTTAGAGCAGAAATCTATCTTAAACCACGGTCCAATGATAACTTCAGAGATGCATTGTCCTAGACCGATGGGTGTGGGATTCTTTTTAGTTCGAGAAGATAGATTCAGGATAGATTGTTATATAGCTCTAGCATATTTAGAGTGACAAAGAATAACTACATCGTCTCCTGCAGCACGAACTTTGATGAGAGGATTGTTCCAAGGTTTTTCAATACCAGCTTCTTGTATATAAAAGAAAGCATACATTATAGATCGCATGGTATTGCCCAATGTCGTTCGAGTGGGATGGCCAGAAAAAGTAGTGCCATAGATCTTATTATATATCCAATTAGATTAGATATAATATCGATCTTTGCCTCGG